TGCTTTGATTGGCATGGGTGCAGCAGCCGGCTACAGCGCATTATCTCGTACCGATTTAGGCGCGCAGCGCAATCTACAAGCGGCGCCGGGTCAGTTGGCCACGGTTGCGGCTTATTACTCCGGCCGTTATGGTTTATTTGGTTCTGAAGAACGTGGACAGCAGTGGGCGCTGATGATCGGCCAGCTGACGGGAGTAATTGAGAAACATGCCGAAGCGGCACAACGTGATACACTGGCAACCCAACAGCAATTGGACGCGTTTGCAGCCTATGAACAAGCCCAGCAGCAGCGTACTGAGTATGAAAGGCGGGCACAGGTAGAGCGCAACCAGATTGTCGCCGAATTTGCTGCTCAACGGGTTGAAATCGAACGCAATTATGAAAATAATCGAAAATCTCTGCTTGCTCAATATGCCGAACAGCGTATACGTCTGATGCGTGATTTTACCCGTACCGAACGGCAGGCGGAGCAGGATTATTATCAAAACAGGCTCAAGTTGTCTCAAAATTATCAGATTGACGTTCAGCGAGCAGAAGAAGATCATCAACGCCGAATGCGTCAGATACGCGTCGAACACGATGAACGGTTACAAGAATTAATTGAAAATCGAGACGCATTGGGTATTATTCGTGAAAAGCGATCTTACGAACGTCGGCGACAGGAAGAAGAAGAGACATATCAGATACAAGCCGCGCGTCGGTCGGGGGATTTTGCTCGTCAAATACAGGAAATGGAAAGCCAGTTTGCTATACAGCGCCAGCGCCGTTTGGAGGATTATCGGCTGCAACTTGATGATATGACTGAACAGCACCGACAACGTATGGTGCAATTGGCTGCGCAGCGGACAGAGGAACTGAAACGATTAGATGAGCAACAGAGCAAGCGATTGCAACAGTTTGATCGCCAGTATCAAAATGAATTACAACAATTGCGCAATGCTGAGCAAAATAGACTCAATGTATTGCGAATGCTGGCATTGAATGATCAAGCCTTATTGCAAAAAACTGGTGCGGAGCTTACGGCACGATACAAAAACTGGTTGGAACAACAAGTACGAGGCTTTTTGGATACAAAACCGCAACGGCGTGCATCGGGGGGGCTGGTCAATGCCTGGCAGCCATATTTGGTAGGTGAGCAGGGACCGGAATTATTTGTGCCTGGAATTAGCGGTACGATTGTGCCAAATTCATTGACGCAATCTATGCTTACGAATACTCAGTATGGAAGGGGGGAAAGGGTTATTAATATGCGGGTGGAAACAAACAATCTCACGCTGAATCAGGTGCTGCGAGAAGTGGAACGGCTGTTGGATCGTCATGACCGAAATCTGTCTCGCGCATTGGGAGGGTGACATGGCAGATTTCAGAATTGGGACTACGCAGGCAAATATGACGAATATCGAGCTGTTGCCTGTACCATTGCCTGTTCCGCGTTCCATATTTCGTGATTTTTCCGAAGCAGTTGTTGCAGCAAGCGGGCGGTCGTATGGTCGTGGTTTGCCGGTTTGTAAATGGGTATTTGCTATGTTAACTTCGGCGCAGCGGCAACAATTGAAATCCTACTGTATTGGATTGTCAGCAGTGGTGTATATCCGCACATTGGTCAATGATGATCAGTACTACAACTATCGTGCGATTATGCACTGGCCAATTGATGAAGAGCGTGATGCTTCTAAACGCCGGGATAGACTTGAATTTGAAATTGAATTTACCCATCTGGAAAAACTATGAGCCGTGCTTTGACTTCTCAAGAATTGCAAATTCTTCGCTCTGATGGTTTAGCTGCGAAACTGCTTGCCGTTATTGATCAACCGGTTACGATATTTAGTTGTCGGGTAAATCAAAATTTTTCAAGCGGTGAACCGGTTGCACAAATTACTTATAACAATGCTAGTGGAAATTTGAATAATGTCTTACCCGGTATGACGGTGCTGATCGGCAGTACTGCCGGTGCCTGGGATAAAGGACTGGCGCGGGTGCGGAAAACCTGGACAAGTACGATTGCTTATATCAATGAAACAGCCGAAATTGAATGGTCGAATGGGCTTTACCTGACGGTGATTGATGAGTTTTCAATTTGGCCGCGGCATTTGCGGATGATTGGCGAAACGCCATATATGGATTACGATATTCCATACAGTAATCAACACAGCAATTTTGATCCGATTGTTGTGATGGGACCAGATCGAGTCATTAGACTGAGTAGTGGGGGGGTGAATATTAATCTGGACGCGTCACAATCGTGGGTGTTTGATAGCACGATTACTCAGTACAATTGGGGAATTGTGAGTGGCAGCGGAACATTAACAAATACAAATACCGCAATGCCAATTTTGACTGTAACTGTTGCGGGGCGGATTGTTTTGAAGTGCACTGTAACGGCGGCTAATGGGAAGAGCAGTACAGGTTATCGAACGATATATGTTTATGATGACAACACAATATTGACGGAAGTGCAATTAGACAACCTATCTGGTAGTTTGGATCAGGGTGGGTATGAATTTAGCGTATCAATACCGAAATCGGTTTCGGTTGCACCGCGAGATTATTTGAAAATTATTTTATTTACCGAAGACTATCCACAACCCATTGGTTCTGTTAGTGGTGCAGAGAATATACTGGCTATCGGTTGGCTGGATGAAAGAGAATGTGTGATAGATGAACAAAGCGGCCAAAGTCAGTTAACTGCCAGGGGTGCGCAATACTGGCTGGGGCAAATGATGGCTTTCCCGGCTGGTTTGGAGAACACAAATGGTACTCCAAAACAATGGACACAAATACAGGGATTGACAGTTGACAAAGCAATCTGGCATTTGTTGTATTGGCGCAGTACGCTGCCAAATTGTGTGGATGTCATATTGAGTGGAGACACTCGAATTGCGCCGGTGTTTAGGGCAGTAGGAACTTTGTGGCAGCAAATCAAATTGATTGCCGAAGAAAGTATCCTGGCAACGCCATTTTGCGATTCATATAATCGTTTTCTTTTGCAGATACATCCCAACTTTCGGAATGCTGCTGCCAGAACAAATATTCCGATAATCATGTCGCTTTCAAAGGACGATTATGAGTCTATCGAAATATCAATTCGAAGCACAAATGTAGCGCAATATGAAGTTTCCGGCATTGGCCAAAACAATGAGCCAATTCTGGCTAAATCACCCGGTAAAGTTTTTGGGCGTTTCGGTCAGATACTCAGTAAAGAAGGACTTCTGTTCAGTAACAATCAAAATGCTTTGGAAACGGCCGGTTTGCTATTTACTCGTGAGAAACGGTTGTATGATTTTACAATTCATCTTATAAGTCCAAATAGGGTAATTAGTTTAGTGCCGTTTGGATTTTTATCTCTAGTAATAAATGAAGCGGATACACCAGCGAAGATAACTTTTTCTGGCAATGTCATTCCATATCGTGTTGAATATAGTTTTTCAAATGGGATATTGAAGCAAACGGTTTTTGCTGAACCAGAAGTGTTTCCAAGCATTGCTCAAAATATTATTGTGCCTGCGACACCGATTGTTGGCACACCTGAATTTTCTTTGCCGGATTTTGAGTTACCCACCTGGCCGGCATTGACGCCGGGGCGATTTTCGCCGCCTCTGATACCAGGTGATGACCCGCTGCCGCCGGAGGAAGGTGCGACTTGTCCGGTGAACGCTCTGGCAAACGGTCCGTTTATCTGGTCGTTGTTTTATACGCTGGTTGGGAACAGCACATATCGAGTCAATATACCGATTAAGGCTGTAATTCGATCTAGCAGCCATGATAACAAAACAGTATGGGGTATTCGGGGGCGATTTTTGAAACTGAACAGTGTTACCAACGTGTGGGAAGAAACGAACGAAAACGCGTTTTACAACATCTATGCTTACAACAGTGCCGGTCAGCGTGTGGCAACGGGTTTGAAAGATACTGTCACAGATTTACGATACCGTACCGGCACATTTCAACCGCCGGCAGCTACTGAGATTGCGTATGTTGGGGTAGAGATCGAGGCAGATTTGTTGCGGCCAACCAGTACACCTTACGCTTGGATAAGACTGAATCATTTTTGGGATGATTGGACAATTATCAATCCTGAATTTTCATGGGGATATTTCGGGGCGGGTATTTGGGCTTATGCTAAAAATGGTATGGCTTCACCAAATTACTCTTGGGAATGCGATTTATTGATTTGGATTGGGGGAGTTGAATTACTGAATGTACCGTTAATAATCGAACAGCATGTATTTGCCTATCGGCCAGTTGACAAAAGCTTCAATACGGTCAGAGGCAAATTGCTTACGGACTGGTTGGGCTGGACAGATCTATGGCTAGTTGAATTAACTGAAAACCCATTTGCTACTCCAAAATGGCTATGGGAAAAAGGGAAAACAAGTTATGTAAATGGACGTAATGGAAACAACGTGGACGCGGTTTTTGGTATCAATAATCCAGGTCAAATCTTTATGAATCAATTCATTTATGTCTGGCGGCAAGCCCGTTACAAAATCGAGTTGCAAACTATTGAACTGTGGAATGTCTGTCCTGCGCCGAAGGAGGATTGATGACCGATTTGCGTGATGCGCTGGCAAAGCTGGTTGAAAACAAACAGGATGCCATTACTGTTTATCCGGCGAGACTTGGAGATGGTTCTGGCAGGGTAATTGCCGGTGCAGGGCTGGTATATGTGCGTGTCGCCGATACGGTTACCATTGCGGTCTGTGCCAGTGTGCCGCCGATTCATGATTTGAATGTCTGGATTGGCTATGATCCAATTCAACCCAACATTTTGCGTGTCATCAGTCAACGCGATATAACCGGTAAGCAGGAATTTGCACCGGGGGTTTCGGCACATGCAGCGATGCATGAATTTATGGGAGCGGGATCACTCGGTGGTACGGATGTAGTCAAAGTACAGTTGCAGCAGTTTATGCCGCTGGCAGTCTGGCCGTATCAGGGGTTAAAAGTCATTATTTATCCCGGCGTTGTCTGGCTTGATACTCAGTACAAACTGATTGCTGATACCAATCCATACGGCAAACCTGTACCAAAGGTTATTGATTTTGCTGAGTATCCATCGCCAAGTATTAACAAAGAAATGTATTACCTGATCGGCATTGATAACACAGGTAATATCCAGGTGATCGGTGGCAATCAGGTAGATTGGGGGACGATTACACTAGCCGATATACCCGCTGTACCGGCTGGGATGAAATATCCATTGGCAGCGGTACGGCGTGCATTTGAACAGGATGCAATTGTCATTAATCGAGAATCAACGGATATTGTTGACTTGCGCTTTCCGCTGGCACACAAGCATACAGAGAACGATTTACCCAATAATGCTTTGAAAATTGGCGGGTATCCTGTGGACGTCAGCGGATTGACTGTGGGCAATACGTTGGTCTTCGATGGGACAAAATTTGCACCGGGCGATGCCGTTGGTGGCAGTGGCGGAATACACTGGTACGTGGATGGATATCTTGAATCTGACAGTGTAATTGTTCGCTCTTATGTTGCGCCGCGAGATATGACCATCCGCAAAGTTTTTATGATGTTAGAGCAATTGGGAACAAGCGGAAACACTACGATTGACATTAAGAAGAACGGCACAACGATTTTTACCAATCCGACCAGCAAGCCGTCATTAGCGTACAACGCAAGCAACAGCGTAACAAGTGTAGTACCAGATGTAGTCAACGTGAGCGAAGGAGATATATTGACGCTACACATAGACAGTGCAGCGGTTGGCGCAGAGGGATTAAATGTCATTGTTGATATTGGAAGCAGCAGCAGTAGTAGTGGTAGCAGCGGTTTTGATGTTGGGCTCGACTCACCAGTAAACTGGCCAATTTCCCCATACAACGAGGAGTTCGACGATCCGTTATCAAGTGAATGGATGGCAGTTAATCTAGGAAGCAATACATACACCGTTGCGAATAGCGCGCTGATTGTGAATATGGCCGAAACGAGCAGTAGTAATGGACGTGGTGTTGTGAAGCCTATACCACCCGGATACTGGCGTTGTTATGCAAAAGTCGGGTTATCGGCCAGGTCACAGGGCAGTGCGTCTGATTGGGTGGCCTCTGGTGTCTTTTTGTACGATCAGAATAGTGGGCGTCTTTGTGTGCTTATCAACAATCGCAGTTATCAAAACAATGCGTTGAATATAAACGTAGAACTTTGGAATAGTTTTACTTCGTGGAACAGCAATCCCGTTACAAACGAAAGAATGCAGTATTTCCACCCATATCTCATGGTGGCAAAAAAGTCCACCGGATGGGATTTTGGAATTTCTTATGATGGCGTTGCTTTTTGTATGATATTGGATGATTACAATCTGACATTTCTGACGCCAACTCATATTGGATTGTTTTGTAATGCAGTAATTGGCTCAACATCCAAAAGCGTCCACACCATGCACTGGATGCGTTTCGAGATTTTGTGAGGTGACTATGAAGATTAACGACCAGCAATTTGGACGACCACAAATACTTTACAAAGCAACCAAAGCACAGATTGAGGCTACGCCAAACCCGCAGCCTGGTATGATTGCATTTGCAACAGACACCAATCAGATTGGCATTTATACCGGCGGCGGCTGGCAGTGGGGAACTGGCGGAGGCGATATGCTTAAGGCGATTTACGACACAGACAATGACGGAGTAGTAGACGCCGCCGAGAGTGTAGATTGGGACGGAGTGCAAAATAAGCCGTCAACCTACCCGCCGTCCAGCCACAATCACGATGACCGATACTATACGGAAGATGAATTGAACACCAGTGGTGGTGGTGGTCAAGTGCATTGGAATAACGTTACCACCAAGCCAAGCACTTACCCGCCAAGCGCTCATCAGCACGCCGCCAGTGACACAACCAGCGGAGTATTTGACCCGGCGCGTATCCCGAACCTGGATGCCAGTAAAATTACCAGCGGCACGCTGAGCACGGACAGGTTTTCGGCGTACAGCGATTTGCAGGCGGAAAGCCGTATCGGCATGGGTATCGGGTTAATGCCCACAGGTACAGAGTTGCGCCGTGCGCTCAATCAATCGTCTGATATTACAGAAGATTTTACTGGCTCATCTATGCCGTCCGGCTGGTCATGGGCAGGCAGTCCATTTGTGACACCGCCAACGGTTGATTATGCTGTTGTGGGCACTCTGTTGCGCGCACGCAGTTATACCAGTGCGTTTCGCTCGTTCTTATTCAAATCAGCGCCGAATCTATATGCTTATTCAATTCTGTGCGGTTTCGAGGTTGGGACTCAAACCGGTGCTTATGCTGGTGTGCGACTCGACGACGGGACGGACAATAATTATGTCGAAGTGGTCTGGTGGAACGTATGGAGTGCAAGCGAGCCCAATATACGCGTGTACTTACGCCAGCGCACTGGGGGCGGTGCGGTCGTAGAAACGGAGATGACCAATATGCGTCAAACAATGCCATTAACGTTTACGCGGTTAACGGTTGTGGCAAATGGTACACGCTGGTCAAGTTGGCAACCAGGGGTGCGGCTGGATAATCAGTACTTTAGACTGTCTGGATATAGCACCGGCTCAACCGTATCATGGACACCAAGTCGCGCTGGCGTGATTTTTGGCGCGCCGTCCGCGCAGGACTGGATGGTGTGGGGCGTTGACGCAGTGGCATTCTGACGGAGCGGAGTTGGAAAAAGCGTCACAAAATGCGCAAGATACACCTCAAGCGATGATGATTGACGGAAAAATTTACGAAGTGACAAAAGAAGAACCTCGCCTGACGGAAAAGTCCAGGTGGGTGCTTATCCGCCAGAAGCGAAATCAGTTACTTGCCGAGTGCGACTGGACGCAGATACCCGATGTACCGCTGGACGAAAAGCAGCGCGAAGCGTGGCGGAAGTACCGTCAGGCACTGCGGGACATACCACATCGGTTTGAAAAAGCAGATGACGTGACTTGGCCGAAGAGGTCGTCATAGCCGCCAGTTATCCACCGGGTTGGACACATTAGAATGATTAGGAGTAGGAAGATGGAGTGGCCAAAATCACCATTACCCGATTCCGTATATATCCCAAACGAAGCCGATAAGCGGCTGTTTGGCATTGACATTTCGGGGCATCAGGGTGCAATTGACTTTACCAAGATGTCTCAATACGCCTGGCCGAAAATACGCTTTATCGCTGCGCGGGCAACCATCAATTGGGGCTACAAAGACGCCTGGTTCAAGAGCTACTGGCGTTCGATCAAAGAGATACTCAGTATTCCTCGTGCAGCCTACGCGGTTTTGTACCCGCTGCAATCGGTCGCAAGGCAGGTTACCAACTTTGCTGAGCAGTTCGATGCACAACGATTCGACGGTGACATTGTTGTGCCAGACATAGAACTCGATCATGGCGCAAGCCGGGCGCAAATCACGACTGCTGTGATCGAGTTTACTAATCGACTGCGCGACTGGGCAAAGAAACCGGCCATCGTTTATTCGCGCTTCACCTGGGTACAACAATTCATGGATTACCAATCTTCAAAAGCGGTCGATTTTATTCAATCCGTGCCTTGGTGGATGGCGCAGTACCTGGCGAACCCACCGCGTGAGGATAACCGCGCGCTGGTGATTCCAAACGCGCTGAAAGGACTACGTTGGAACGTTGTCATACATCAAACCGGCGAGAAAGCGGCAGGATCGCTGTTCGGCGTTTCGAGTGCGCAGCTCGATACAAACCGCTGGCTGCTTGGAGAAGCCGAATTTAATGAACTTTGGGGCATACCCCGGGATACTGAGTATCCTGGGGCGCAACCGCAACCTATGCCGGTCGATGTGAGCGCGGAGCTGGCAGCGATCCGCGAGGCGGCGAATAGGATTGAAGCAAAGATCAAGCAATAACAAATTTACGTTTGTTTTTTGCCGTTCGCCTGGCGCTGTTGCGCAGATCTTCGCGGGATAGTTTTACGTAACGACGAATCGTTTTATCATCGCGATGGCCAATGCGCTTTTGGATGGTCAACTCTCCTTCACCAGCTCGATACATGTCCAGCACGTGCTTCCGGCGGAAGGCATGCAACATTACGGGTTCGACGCCAGCCAGTTTTGCCCGATAGATAATGACTGAGCGTAATCCATCATAGGTCAAGCGTTCTCGATACCTGCTAATAAAAACTGCATTCGTGTCACATCTAGGGCGTACATTCAAATAGGCTTTTAGGGCTCGTTTTGTATCACGATCAAAGTCAACCGCGCGTGGATAACCGCCCTTGCCCTTTTCTACGTACAAAACAGACAGCGGCAAATCGAGAGCGTCCAGGTCCAACATGAGCAATTCAGATGCCCGTAATCCGGTATTATCCAGCAGCATGATGATGGCTCGATCCCGGATGCCAGATTGCGTTTTATCACATGCTTTGAGGAGTGCCTCTACCGTTTCCCTGGAAACGGGATCAAGAATTTCTTCGGGAACCTTGGGCGCCTTGATTTTCCGTATTGGATTTTTCCAGTCTTTAGGCTCATACTCAGTATCATACCAGGTGAAGAATGCGTGTACAGCACGGAAGAAGGCGTGTACGCCACCTGGCTTATGACCGGTTTTTAGTTGCAGCAGATAGTCACGAATCATTTCTTCGTCGATGGTAAAAATATCGGTCTTATCGACCCATTGACAGTAATTCACAAAATTTTCAAGTTTTTGCTTGTAAAAACGCAAAGAACCCGGCGAAAGGTTCTCGGATTCTTTAACTTTTATGAAATATTGGGTCAGATATTTTATGGAAGTCCGCTGAGAATCGTTTCTCATTTTTATAACCGGCCTTTCATTTTGATACCCCCATATATGCCGGTTATCATCGAAAAAGAGCGCAAAACAACCAAATGTGTAGGGCGGGTGGGACTTGAACCCACAAGGTGTCTCCACCGGCGGATTTTAAGTCCGAACACCTGGTTGCTCTATATATGGTAAAACGGCTCGTTTTGTGATGAATTTATGGCATATATGGCGGGTTGATTAAGGTTGTTTTTGGGTATCCTCTGTTTCTCACAACCATGATTTCATGATTGAATCCCCACAAATACTCAGTATTCAGGGGGATTAACCCGGGTTTAATTCCTGATTCCTCCTTGTTTTAATATAGAACTCTTGTACTATTTTGGTATGAAAGTGAGATTATATAGATATCGATCGGGCAGTCTGCGTGCCGTTGCGCTGGAGATTTTCGGCTGGACAATCCAGGTGCTGTGTTTTCGTGTTTTAGATTAGTCATTTCCGCCTCTTCTTCTCTTCCATCTCCACCAGGAAGCGGATGTAATCCACCGCTATTTGTTTTTTCTCTTCGGGCAGCAGGTCGAGCAGGTGAACCAGCTGCTGTTGGTACTCAGTATATGCCGGGGCGGGGGGAAGCAGCCCGGCGGCGCGGAAGACGGTTTCGGGGGGTACACGAAAGGCGTTTGCAATAGCAACACACAACTCATTTCCTGGGCCGCGAGCGCCAGTCAGGACGCCGTTAATGGCCGCTCTCGTTACTCCAGCTTCTCTGGCTAAATCCGCCTGGGATAAATTGCGCTTACTCATCTCGGATTGAAGCCATTCAGAAAAGGGATATTTGTCAGCCATTGCTAACATTTTATCTTCAAGAACGTATGCTATGGTGGACATAGTGTAAATTGATAGTTGACAAATTCAGATACCGATGCTATTATGTATGCAGCAGTTAACAATATGTAAGCAAACAAGAGAGGAGTCCTCATGCCCGATCCTAATCAACTTATTCGTGTAAACGATGTTGAAGCCCTGGAGATGATCCGCACCCTGTCCGAACAAGACCTGCGCTCTATGGGCGCAGAAGTCGCCTGGCTCATCCGCCAGGAATGGGCGCGGCGGTATTCGCGTCCCAATCCGCTCATCTCGGTGGCGGACGCGATGACGGCGGGGGAGAAACTCGATGAGGAGTAGGTTCTCAGGCGGTTGGTCGTAGTGGGATGTTCATTGGAAGGCAGGTAGATTGATGCGCGGATTGATTCTCTCCCTCTTTCCGGGGCTGGGACTGCTGGATGTGGGTTTCATGGAGCAGGGCTGGACGGTTGTGCGCGGACCAGATATTGTGTATGGGAAACTGCACGACATCCGGGAGTTTTACCCACCTGCTGGTGTTTTCGAGGGAATCATCGGCGGACCGCCGTGCCAGGCGCACAGTCGCCTGGCTGCCGTGGTGCGCAGCCGTTATGGAGAGGATCATGTCGCGCCCGATTTGATACCTGAGTTTGTACGCTGTATCGAAGAAGCCGGGCCGGAGTGGTTCCTCATGGAAAACGTCCCAAATGCTCCCGGTCCACAGGTCAGCGGCTATGGCGTACATTCGTTTTTGCTGAACAACCGCTGGCTGATGGACGGTACGCCGCAGAATCGGTTGAGAAGATTCTGGTTCGGCATACGGGGAGAGGAGGAGGTTGACCTGCGCCAGTGGATCCAGTATACACCGCTGGAACCGGTAGAGTATGAGGGTGCAGTCCTGGCCAACGGGCAGTTTCAGGAACGGCAATTGAGCAAAAAGATTGACAGTTCCAATGCCCTGGTGCGCAAGTCCCTGTACTTGCAAGGTCTTCCTGAAAACTTCTTCGATACCACTCCACTGACGGTTCGGGGAAAGCAGCGGTTGATCGGCAATGCCGTCCCGCTGCCAATGAGCCGGGCAATAGCCGGGGCAATTCGCAGTTTTCTCAGATCCAAAGGAGTGAGTCATGTCCACACGGGAAATCATTGAACGGCTTGAACAAATCCGCAGGATGGTCAACTGGGCTGAAATCAATCGCAGCCCTGAAGACTTCATCCAAATTCGGCTGGAAATCAATGCCCTGGAAGAAGAAATTCGCTCTCATGAACTCATTGTAGGAGAAAAGGCATGAATATCGACATCGGGGCAGATTTCGGAACGATTCTGGCGGTCCTGATGGGGCTATTTCTTTTCGGTATCGGCTACAACGCGCTGGTTGCCTGGCTGGAACGCAAGGGGTACACAGAAGGCTATTTGAGCCTGATTGTAGCCTTCGGCGTTTTTGTTACCCTGTGCGGCGTTGCGATACTGAGTATCCACGCTGCGCTGATCACCCTGGGAGCGTTTATCGCCAGCGGGACGCCCATGATTGTCGGGTCAATCATTCGCTACATCAAAGCGCGTGAGGATGCCAAACGCGCCATTCTTGAGGAAACCCATGACCAAACCGCGTGAATGGCCCAATTCGGCACGCGAAGCCCGGGACCGCAGCGCCGAGGAAGCCATCCGCGCATTGCGGGCAATAGAGCCGCTTCTAGAAAAGGAGGTGACGGAGACGGAAAAGATACGAAGACTGGCAATTGCGATACATGCTTTGCAAACGATTTTGCGCTTACTCGAAAGGGAAGGCGCGCAGACAAGACCGTAGAAAGGAGAAAAGATTATGCCGATGAGTTGGAGTACTGAGTATGACTTGCGGCGCGCATTGCGAGATGGCGATGAAGAACTCGTTGAGGAGATTTTACGCCGCGACCGGTTTGCCGATTTCGATGAGGTAAAGCAGGTTTTTGAGGATGAGCGAAAAGGTCGCATCCGCCCACTTGGCAATATCGAATACGGCGACCTGAACATCCGCGACCGCTTTGGACGACCTGAAGTACGGAGAAAGTAATGGAATACGAAAAGCGTATCTATACCCAATACGGCTGGATGCCAAAAGAAGGAAAAGCCATGACCGAACTGGAAAAAGTCGTATCTCTGATCGCCGATGCCCTCGAGTATCCTGAGTCCCCCGATCCGCACCCGGTATTGATCTACGCCGCCCGCTATGTGCTTACTGAGTATGACCGGGCTGACATCCCGGACTGGGTAGAGGCGTTGGCAAACGGCAACCTGGATTTGTGGGAAGACGTGGTGGATGAGGTTCGACGGTTGAAGAAAGCCGAGGAGATGGACGATGACAACGATGACGATGACTAACAGTCAGCGCATGTCGCTTAAGCCGCTGATCATTGCGATGATCCTTATTGCACTTGCAGTTGTATCAATGCACGCCTTGGCCAAGCATGGTCAGGCGGCAGTTGTGGCCAGCCAGTGTGCGGACTTCCCGCAAGCAAGGATGGAAAACCCAATCAACGGACGCATCGCATTTATCTGCTTGACCGATTCAGGTTGGGGTGTGGCAATTTCCGAACGAAATGGTCAACCTGTTACTTCGTTCTTGCGCGAAAAAGCGAAACGGCTGGAACAGGTCATCCGATATTTGCGTAATGGTGGCTACGAACTAGTCCAATAAAAAACCGCCCTGGCCGGGGCGGTATTAGGGAAAGAGCGGAAACTCTTTACATTTCAATTATACCAGAAGGAGATAAAAATGGTAACTCAATTTGTTGATCCGTGGGACATTGCCGAACAGGCAAAAGAACCCCAGTTCTCAAACGTGATTTGGGGACAGTGTGAGGCAAAGTCGTGGTGGTGTGTACTGGAGAAAGGAGTTGGTAAGGTGGAATTTGATCCACAGATGCACAGCCCGGATTTGCGCCGCACGGCAATTGACATCATCATTCATCCCCTGGCTGACATGGGACTAAACTTTGACCTGGCACGCAACATGATTGCTGAATCGCGGGAATGGGCTGGAATTGTCCTCCCCAGCATCCGTGATATGGGCATTAGCCCGAAACAGCTGAACGGTTCGTGGGTCAAGGTGCAAACTGTGACACTGACTGACAAAGCAGGCAATCCGGTTACATACACGGACGGGAACGGCATTGTCAAAGAAAAGACCACAATCAAATTCCTGGCGATTTTCAAAGACGAAGCCGAGTGCCGCGCCGACTACCTGGCGAATTCCGGGAAAGCCCACCAACAGACTCAGTATGCTGGGGGGGGTGGCAATGAAAACGGCAATGGTAACAAAGAGCGCGAAACTGCGTTGAAGTTTCTCAAGGTTTATGTGGAAAATGCCTGCCGTGGGCAAACCGACCTGAACGTCATCCGCAACACGTTGGCACTGAATATTGCACAGCAGTCACTCATTGCCAAATACTTCACTGTGGATAGCCCCGAAGTCGTTGAAATGATTGCCAAAGAGATGAGCAAGTAACTATGTACGATGTAACTTTTCTCATCCCGGATTATACAGACTGGCAGGATGAAGAAGATTTCACTCCACCCGATCCGGACAGCGGAATGCCAGAAACTGAGCGAGACCGCCTATTTGAGGAACTGTGCGCCATGATTGACGCTGGCGCATTTGACCCAGAAAACGAGATTCTCGCGTAGTGTTGGCTCAAAACCTTCAGGCGGCAGGTGCGTGATGATGGGTTCGAGTCCCATTCGCCTGAAACAGCACCTTGACAAGTGACATGATCTAAACCAGCCGCCAAAGGGGCAGGATGGAACATCCTGATGGGTGCAAGTCCCATCGGCTGGTTTGGCGAACCTGACCTTGCTAGCGAGGCAGGTGAAGCCCGTCGCACCCTACACGTGGTGAAAGAGACATGAGCGGCGGGAAAAAGGCAGGGTGACGGCTCGGAGAGACGAGAATACAGACCTGCCTGCAATGGCGGGTGCCAAAGCGGATAGAACGCTTGACGAGTGTGGACAGTACATGGTGACACCTCCCACGCCTGCGCCGTGCGGCGTCTGGAACGGCGCAAGTTCTTTACCATGCTATACGTCGGCTGTGTTGGGAGGCGGGGTCAAGGGTTGAGTCACCAGCCCTTGGCGGTGTAGGGGCAAGGAGTCCCTACAACGGGCGGCAAGTGAGACCTTTGGAAACTTGCCGGGGGGCGTGACAGCCGGGAGAGACCGGCAACCTTGTACCTTGACATGCGGCAATAGTTCAACAGTAGAGCGGGTTATTAAGACTCAGATGGAAGTTCAAATCTTCCTTGCCGCTTTAGCCGGGTGTCCTTTTCACCCGGTGATCCTCCTTCGCAAGGGCGGGCGCGAGGCACATTGCAAATTATTGGTAGCCAGACGCCCGCCCAAAAAAATCAGGAGCACTCAGATGGCTATATCAGCAATTATGATAGACCAAAGAGAACCAGATTACATCCAGCATCAATTCCCGGGCGCAGCAATAACCCTATTGCAAGCCGGAGACGCCTGGGTTGCGTGTGACGACGGGCATATCCTGTTAATTGAACGAAAGACAAGCGATGATTTGCTCAACAGTTTGCGAGACGGCAGACTGCTGGAACAAATTGGACGGCTGGTCAACAACCGCATCAATCAGCAATTGCAGGGGAAATCCCAAACGTACTGGCCATACCTGGTCGTGACCGGCACACTCAGCCCAGATCACAACGGCAAAGTCTACACCGGACGTGAAACCGGCTGGGCGTGGAACGCGGTGCAGGGAGCACTATTGACCGTGCAGGAAATGGGCTGTTACGTAGTGCATTGCCCTTCAGATACTGAGTATGGGGGGGTTGTGAATATGCTGGCAAATCGCAAGCATGATGACGTGGTGGACATATTGCCGCAAAAACAGCCTATTCCGGTAGACGCAAAGTCAGTTTTCTTGATGAGTTTACCGGGCATCGGCCTGGAACGAGCGCGGATGATTCTGGAGTGGAGCGGAGGGATTCTGGCTCACGCGATTGTCGGATTAACCGATATGAGCATCAAGTCTCCAATCAGCGATACAACACGACAAAAAGTACGCGGATTTTTGGGATTGAAAGATAAACAGACGATTGAGTTAAATCTGGATGAACAGGATAGAGAAAAACTGACCATTTTTGAAAAGGAGAAAGCACATGTCTGACGAAAAACTTGCCATTGTTCCGATTCAACAGCGGGAACTGACCCCGCAAATCTGGCAGATGATCAGCCAGATGGCGCCGGTGATGTGGAAATCGCGCCTGTTCGGTGTGGTCAGCCAGGAAGCGGCGGCTGCAATCATGCTGAAAGGATACGAATTGGGATTGAGCATCACGGCCAGTTTTGAATTTATCCACGTCATTCAAGGCAAGCCCGGACTTTCACCACGCGGCGCTCTTGCGCTATTGCATTCCCATCCCGATATCGACAAAGTAGAAATCAAACGTCTTGTGGACGAAGCCGGAAATTACATCGGGCATTCCTGCACGATCCGCAGAAAGAATGGGTTTGAATATACTGCCCAGTTTACACTTGAGGATGCAAAGAAAGCCGGGTTGATCAAACCAGACAGCGGGTGGACGAAGTACCCAGAACAAATGTGTATGTGGCGCGCGGTTGGTTTTGCAGCCGATGTAGCAGCACCAGACATTACCGCCGGCATGACAACCATTATGAAGATGCCGGAGGAACTGGGTATAGCCATTAATGACAATGGGGAAGTCATTGAGGTCAAACCGGTAGAACAGAAGCCACAAATTACTCTTGACCAGTTACTGGAACGGTTTGACCCCGTTGCGATTATGGAAGCCAACGGTGGAAAGATTCCCGCCACTCAGGAAGAAGTGGAAAGTGTACTTTCGATACTGAGTAATCAATAAGGATACCAACATCATGATTGAACATCTTTCCTACTCCAGCATCAGTCTTTATCTCGATTGCCCGGAAGCCTGGCGGCGCAAGTACATCGCGCAAGAGCCAACAAAAAAGACATCTGCACTCGCTTTTGGCAGTGCATTTCACGGCACAATCGAACGGATGATCCAGAGTACTCAGTATGATTGGGCGTCAATCTGGTCAGAAGAGTTTGGAAAAGCATTTCAGGACATCACATGGGAATCAGGAGAAACACCAGAACAGCACTACAACGAGGGCGTGCGTCTGCTGAGTCATGAGGATGTCAAAACGGCTATTCAGTCTATTCAACCCAAATCATCTGATCACATCGAAAAGAAAGTAGAACTGCGTGTACCTGGTGTACCTGTACCAGTCATTGGCTACATTGACATTATCCTTGCGGACGGTACACCGGCGGACTTCAAAACCAGCGCCAGATCGTGGACACAAGACCAGGCGAATAACAGCCTGCAAACTTTGTTCTACCTGGCTGCCATGAACCAGATGGGCTTTGAGGTCAACTGGCGTTTCAAACATTTTGTTTTTGTCAAGACCAAAACGCCCCAGGTGCAGGTTCTGGAACACAGCCACACACCCGGGGAACTGTTTTTCCTGTTTGAGATGATTAATAGAGTGTGGGAAGGCATCAGCAAAGAGTTTTTCCCGTTGAATCCAACCACCTGGCGCTGCTCAGAAAAGTACTGTGACTTTTTCGCCAATTGCAGAGGGCGGTATGTATGACTTATTCGGCAATCCAGTTACAACTCAATCGAAATGCAAAGTCACCGTCCAGAACGGCGCGCTGCAAATTGTCACCCCATACAATCCGCAATTTGTAGCATTAGTGAAAAGTCTGCCAGCCAGCGCCAGACGTTTTGACCCAATCAGCAAAGCCTGGCTGGTGGACACTCAGTATGGAAGACAGGTGCGGGAATGGATACAAAAGGTTTACGGTGAGGATATTAATATTGCAGTATCCGATTTCCAACCGAAAAGTGAAACGCGCATCCTTGATGTTTGGTATCTCGGCAAGACCAAACCCGTTGGCGATGAGTATGTTGCCAACGGCATGAATGCACAGAAGGAATGGGTCTTCATCTTTCCCGAACGTGTCCTGAAAGAATGGTTTGAAGGATTCACAACCAGTCTGAGTGGTCCAACGCTTTACGGTATCCTCGGTATCCACCGCAACGCATCACAAGACGAAATCAAGAGCGCTTACCGGCGTATGGTCAAACAGTGGCATCCTGACGTCTGCAAGGAACCAAATGCACAGGAAGTGTTCATCAAAATCAAAGAAGCCTACGAGATACTGAGTAACCCGCAGACCAAAGCCAAATATGACGCTGGACTGGCACTGGAAGCCAGTTTGGGAAAACAGCACGAGATTGAGAATCGTTTTGGCTACCGCTCGCCCTTACGATGCGGCTATGTCCTTGCCGAAGGGTATGACCGTCTCGGCCGTTTCTACGTTCAGAAAATCCTGAATTGGGAAGACATTACAACTGATAAGGGCACGCTGGTCGCGTCATGGCCAATGGGCGCGACAGAACCTATGTGGAGCTGGATATGAAAGACTTATCCGAACTATCCGATGAGGAACTTTTGCGTCTTACCAGTCCGCTAGCCGATAATGATTACATTGAAATTAACTGAAAAAAGTGCGGTGCAAAAGTCATCGTCAGGAGAAGGCAATTAGCGACAAAGTACTGTCAGGAATGTGCTAATAAGATGGAATATTCTCGGCCGAGAAAGAAAACAAAACCATCCTGGCGAAGCGGTACATTGGGAGAACGCTGGAGGTGGGAACACACACTGTAAGGAGGCTATCATGTATCAATCAGAAAAGCATTTGTGCGGAGTCGGAAAATCTCTGGAAAGCGATTGGAGTCAAGCAGTAGAAAATTACAAAAAAGGAAAAACAGAGACAAACAAAGAAAAAGCTTATAAAACCGCTTATTTGTACTTTACCCACCGGCGCGAATGTTCCTTCTGTACCGTGATTTGGGAGAAGAAATGAACGCGATTGTTCCGGGCTCACTCAGTGCAATTGCAAGACAGGAAAACAAATCCATTGCGGAGACATTTGTCAACGCTGATTTGATCGTTATCGTAGACACCAGCGGCAGCATGGCTACCCACGACAGTCGAGGCGGTAAATCCCGCTACGACGTGGCGTGTGAGGAACTCGCTGCACTGCAAACTCATCATCCAGGAAAAATCGCCGTTTTAGCATTCTCGGATGATGTCATCTTCTGCCCATCCGGAATTCCAACCTATTTCGGCGGCGGTACGGATATGGCCAAAGCATTACAGTTTACCAAAATTGCCGATGTGCCCGGTATGCAATTTGTGCTTATCTCAGATGGTGAGCCGGAAGACGAAACAAAAGCCTTACAGGTTGCAAGGACATACCGGAACAAAATTTCCACCATATACGTTGGGCCGGAAGAGCGTCCGACCGGAAGAGGCTTTCTGGAGCGCCTGGCCGCCGCAACGGGCGGGCAAACCATCGCGGTGGACCGGGCAAAAGAATTAAAATCCGGCATTGAGAAACTCTACCTTCCGGGGTAATTTATGACAACCCTTGTCGAACCATCGCTGAAAAAAGACTTCGAGACATTGAATCAGTACTTCGGCATAGATTGTTCCGAAGTCGGCGATCTGGACGAGGTCGCGCGATTAATTGCGCTGAAAGCTAAACCGAATAGCCAATACATCAAGGACTGCCTACCACCATGGGAGAAAGTCTACGATGACTACCTGATCGCCCTGGAAGTCTACGGAGACCACGACACTGCGTGGCTGGAGACGATTAAGACATATCCCATCGATGTGCAGCTGGCCATGCGCAATGTGATCCAGGTATTGATCAACCAGCACACTACACAAAACCTGAAAGCCAAGCAAAAAAGAAAAATCAAGACCAAAGAATACATGGCCCAGTTCAAAAAATTGGGCTATGAGTTTGCACTAAATTTAGTTGATGATACAGTATATGTTCGCCGAAATGGACATCAAGAAATTCTCAACGATATTGAGTTTTCAGTTGTCTACCGCGCATTGGTTGATACCGGAATGTCGACACGTGAAAATGACGTCCGCCATGCTATTCACATAGCATCGAAAAACAATGCTTTTCATCCCGTAAGAGACTACCTTGACTCACTATCATGGGACGGCCAACCACACATTGCTAAACTCGCCGAGCACTTTACGGATAAGTACAATATCTTTCCATTGTACTTGCGTAAGTGGTTAATAGGCGCAGTTGCCAGAGTTTACACACGGGGCGCGCAAAATCCCATGCTGGTTATGGACGGCAAGCAAGGCATCGGTAAATCGTATTTTGTGCGTTGGCTAACCCCCACCTTAGAAGTCTTCAACGAAGGCCCAATACAACCGGACAACAAGGACGACCAGCTGCGTCTAATGTCGGTTTGGATTTGGGAAGTCAAAGAATTGGGCGCTACATTCCGCAAATCCGATTTGGAAGCGCTAAAATCATTCCTCACCCTTGAGAGTGTCCGCGTGCGAAGGCCCTACGGCCACTACGACATCTACAAGCCGGCAATCACAAGTTTCATCGGCACAATCAATAATGTGGAAGGTTTCCTCAGTGACCCATCCGGATCGCGCCGTTTTAACATTACCCGCATACTCAGTATTGACTGGGAATATAAGAACACGATAGACCGCAATCAGGTGTGGGCGGAAGCAAAAGCCGCATTTCTGGACCGCGAAGATTGGATGCTTTCCTCCGAAGAACAGAAAATCAGAGACGAAATCAATGACGATTACGCCATTGAGGACCCAGTAGAAAATGCGCTGCCGCTGTATTTCGATATTGATCCATCGAGACAAGATTGGTGGATGGATACGTCCGAAATTGTCAAAATCCTGGAAGACCCAATCTCTGGCGCTGGGCTGCGCCTGGGCGGGTCAAGGGCTGCAAGTATGATGCTGGCGCGTATCATGATGAAATTGGGATGCGAAAAGAAACAAAGACCATTAGGATCAACACGAATACGCGGATACACCGGAATCAGGAGAAAAATACCGTGAGTGTAGCAACCTGAGCAACCGTAGCAACCATTTCTATTAAATTAAATTTTTGCAATCACAAAAAAAAATCTTTTTCTTATAGGTTGCTCAGGTTGCTAAGGTTGCTACGGAGGTTGCTACGAAGGATAAAAACAAGTGGAAAATTCTCAATCAATACTCAGCTACGCACAGTTTTGGCAAAAACTCGGAATCGCTACAATTCCAATCCGGTACAAAGACAAAAGACCGGAACTCAGATCATGGCAGGAATTTCAGAAACGATTACCCACCGATACTGAGTTGGTCAAATGGTTTTCCGGTCCATTTCACAATTTGGGTGTCGTAGTGGGTTGGCGCAACCTGGTTGTCATAGATTTCGACAGCGATACTGAGTATGCGCGGTGGGGATTATGGATTGCCAAACGGCCAATTTACAGGTGGATAAAGCAAACACTTCAGGTTAAAACTGCACGTGGAGTACATGTCTATGTCATCACCGCAGAACCTGCACAAAATGCAAAATTGCCCGGTATAGACGTAAAAGTACAGGGTGGATACGTCCTTGCACCACCAAGTGTACATCCCAGTGGCTTTTCATACTCAGTTTTGTCAGGTACACTGCCTGTAAGAATTGATGCTTTATCCGATATTCTCCCTGCCGATCTGTTAGCCCTTTATACTGAGTTACCAAAGCGGCAAAACAATTTCGTTTCTTCTCCGGTTACGCTTACCGCAACGGACGACCCATGGGAGCGGGCAAACCAACCGCTTGAACCGGATCGTGATCTTATCGAGCAGATCAAACAGCGTTATCGAATTGAGGATTTCTTCACGAAACTCATTCCCAAAAAAGACCGATGGCACATGACCAATTGCCCATTCCATGACGATAAATCCCCAAGTATGTGGGTGGATACTGAGCGGCAATTGTGCGGATGTTTCGCCGGTTGCACTGTACAGCCGTATGATGTCATAGACCTGTACGCAAGGCTGCACAATCTGAGCGTGCAGGAGGCAATCAGAATTATGGCGGTGGGGAAATGAATCTCGAAGTTTCTCAAGAAGACGCAGCGGTTTTGAATGCCATCCGTCAGGTTCGCGATGGTACTGGGTTTGGGCGAGTTGTGATTGAGATCAAAGAAGGACAAATTATATTTATCGAGATCAGCTCGTCGGTTCTAATTAAGCGAAGTGATGGTAAAATAATTATAAGTTCACGAGGTACGCGCCCGGAACAGTCTTGATGGCTGTCCGGGTTTTTGTTTAAGGATTGGGTATGGCGCGGAAAAAGTTTGAGAAAGAAAAGATTGCGCAAATATTGGTAGAAGCAATGTTTACCAATGTCCGCGATACGGCAAATAAATATGGAATTGCGGAAAGAACGATTGAGCGTTGGCGTGATAGGGTTTCGATTGATACTGAACTGTCGCGATTGGTCGAAATTAAAAAGCGCACGTTCCAGCGCCGTTGGGTGGATGAAGCCGGGGCTTTTATCAGTCAGGGGTTTAAATACCTCCATGAGGCGGCCAATTCTCCGAACGTTTCTGCTGAAATGATCCACGCTATTGCCGGGGCGATGAAGATTGCTAGTGAGATTATCACTCTACGCGAGGTATTGGATGCTCGACTCTCTGGACAGGATCGAGAGGACGATACGCAGGATTGAGCGGTGGATGCCGCGCCAGGGGCCACGTATTGGGCAGATGACCTTTGGGGATTGGCTGAAAGCCGTCACGCCGGCATATCAATGGAACTGGCCGTATCTTGTCTTTCTCCGATCTGAATTGGAGCGGGTAGCCAATGGCGAGATAAAACGTCTCATGGTCATGATGCCGCCGCGCCACGGGAAGACAGCAACTGTCACAGTGCGCTTCCCGGTATGGTGGATGGAGCGGAAGCCTGGACTGCGGGTGATTGTGGCGGCGTATAACCAGACGCTTGCGAATAAGTTCAGCAGGATGAGTCGCAAACTGGCACAGATGCGGCTTGGGCTACGCGAGGATCGCCGGGCAGTCGAGGAATGGGAAACACAAACGGGGTGCTGGTATCGGGCGGTGGGTGTAGGCGGCGGTATCACCGGTATGGGCGGCGACCTGATTGTCATAGATGACCCAATCAAGAGCCGGGAAGAGGCCCAATCGCTGACCTATCGAGAGAAGGTATGGGATTGGTACACGAACGATCTGTACACCCGTCTTGAACCTGGCGGTGCGATGATTTTGGTCATGACGCGCTGGCATGAAGACGACCTGGCCGGGCGAATACTGAGCAGTGCAGAGGGAGAAAACTGGCGTGTGGTGCGGCTGCCGGCGCTGGCCGAGGAAGGCGATCTGCTGGGTCGTGCGCCTGGCGAGGCGCTGAATCCGGAACGGTATCCGGTTGAAGAACTGCTCAAGATTAAAGCCGTGCTTGGCTCGTGGGCGTTCGAGGCGCTGTACCAGCAGCGACCGATGCCGGCTGAGGGCGGTTTGTTCAAACGCGAGTGGTTCTCGAAATTCATGGATGCCGTCCCAGCACAGGTTGAAGCGCGAGTGCGCTATTGGGATAAGGCGGCAACGGCCGGAGATGGTGATTACACGGTTGGCGTGCGCATGAGCCGGGCTGACGGGGTGTATTATGTTGAGGATCTAACGCGGGGGCGTTGGTCACCAGGAGAGCGGGACAAGGTGATCAAGCAATGCGCTGAAACCGATCCGCCCGGTACGCAAATCTGGTTAGAGCAGGAGCCGGGCTCCAGCGGTGTGGACAGTGTACAGGCGCTGATACGGCTGCTATCTGGATACTCAGTACACGCAGATCGGGTGACGGGGAGTAAGCAGGTGCGTGCTGAACCGTTTGCTGCTCAAGCCGAAGCCGGCAATGTTGTGCTGGTCAAAGGGTACTGGAACGCGCCGTTTTTGGATGAATTATTAGTATTCCCGAATGGCGCGCATGATGACCAGGTGGACGCGGCGAGCGGGGCGTTTTTGGCTTTGACGAAAAGCTTTTCTAGCCTCGTGGAATATTATCGCAAACAATTGGAGAAGACAAAATGGACGGGATGAAAACTGATTTAACCGAGCGATTAGGTTCACTAATTCGAATGGCGCAATCGGCGAATGTGGCCTTATTTGGCCCCGGTGCACCGCCTCAGCCGTTATTGGATGATGAGCTGCCGCGTTTGTTTGAATATCAACCTGGTATCAATCTGGTTACTGTACCGCGGGCCGGCTTTGGTGTATTGCCGTTTTCAATTTTGCGTGCTCTGGCACAGACCAGCAAGGAAATCCGATTGAATATTGAGTTGATCAAACGCACAATACGCGGGCTGGAGTGGGACATTGTGCCGCGAGGTAAGGGAATAGACAATTATCAGGTTGGAACGGACGAGATAGTACATTTTTTCGAGCAGCCGGACGGCGTACATGACTTTGACTCTTGGGTCAATCAATTACTGGAAACCCTGTTGACGATTGATGCGGTGACGATTTATCCAGATATTCAAGATGGTAAATTGGTATCATTGGACCTGGTAGATGGTGCGACTATACGTCCGTTGCTTGATTTGCGCGGGCGTATACCCAGACCGCCGCAGCCGGCCTATTTGCAAGTGTTATACGGAATGCCGGCGACCCATTATTCAGCAGATCGTCTAATCTATGCGCCGCTTAATACCAAGACGCATACGCCCTATGGAGAAAGCCCAATTGAGTGGGCATTGATGGCGATCAATACAGCGATCCGTCATGATGCGGTGCGGTTAGGGTGGTTTACGGAAGGCAACATACCAGGCGTACTGGTAAGTGTTTCGCCGGATTGGACACCAGAGCAATTGACTACTTTTACCGAGTATTTTGACGCGCTGGCGAAGGGGGACATTCAGCGAGCCAGTAAAATCTTGTTTGTACCGGGCAATGGTGCGCAGTCCATTTTTCAGCCCCAGCAGGGGGATGCAGACAAAATTGAGGTAGATAAATGGTTGATGCAGGTAGTTTGCTGGGCGTTCGGCAACAACCCGGCGGAGTTTGGTTTAATTCCGGCCAGTGGGCTGGGAGGTTCAGGTTATGTTCAGGGTATGGAAAACGCGCAGTACCGTTCAATGATCGGTCCGATTACGGGTTATTTGAAGACGTTATTTGATCGCATTATTCGTGATTACATGCGTCGTCCAGACTTGCAATTTAAGTGGATCGGTTTAGAACCGCCGGAGGATGAACTGCGCCGGGCGCAGATTGACCAGGTATATCTATCAATGGGTGTGTACTCGCCGGCGTATGTACAGGATCGGCTGGGAGTACCGGTGGAATTTCGGGAAAGTTCGCCGGTGGTCGGGCTGCCTGCGCAGTTTTCATCTTTGTTTGAGCGGGCGATGAAATACGAGCTGCACCGCTGGCGGCAGAACGCGATTGCACTGAAGAAGGGCAAAACAACTGAACAGTTTACGAGTGAAATTCTGCCGCTGGAGTTGCAAAACGAAATTCGGGTGCGGCTGAATTCCTGTCAAACGGCAGATGAAGCAGCAGTTTTATTTGACTCTATACTGAGCAGCGATTTGCAAAGGTCTTTGTTCCCCGTCCAGGAGGTCGGGGAAGCGCAGCCCTTTCGCTACCCGTGACTTGGAGAAACAGGTTGAGCCGTATCACCCGGAATATGCAGCAAATCGGGTAAAAAGCGCGCTGGAGCGGGTAGAGGAAGATTTACAGCGTGATTTGATGCGCTGGTTTGCCGAATTCCTCGACGACCTGACAGGTGTGCAGAAAATAGCAAAAGATGAACCGCTGCCCGGCTTCCTGTTAGCCCGCTTAAATGACCAGATATGGTGGAAAACATGGAGCGAGAAATTATCCGAGATTTTGACCAGCAATATACTCAGCGCCATGAGAGTCGGTGGTCAGAGTGCCGGGCGTCAGTTGGGAATGAACCTGTCATGGGATTACATTCAACCGGCTGCGGTAGAATGGGCGCGGCAAAACGCGGGTAAACTGGTAACCGGTATTTTACCGGATATACAAACGGACATTTCTCAGATAGTGATGGCTGGTTTGAGTGAAGGCAAGACAATTTATCAAATTCGAGATGAAATTGCCGGACTGCGGGATGATGCAGAGCGAGCCGTTTTCCCAGAGTGGCGGGCGGCTCGAATTGCGCGGACAGAAGTTATCCGTGCTCATGCCCAGGGAGCAAAACTCGGTTATCTGGAAAGCGGAGTGGTGAGCGGAATGCGCTGGCTGGACGGGCAGACGGGTGCGTGTCCAAAGTGTAGGGAATTGCACAACAAGACGATTCGTCTGGGCGAAAAGTTCTACATTGATCCGAAATTTGGTGATGGCTTACCGCCGCGTCATCCGCACTGCCGCTGCGCGGTTGCGCCGGTGACGCTGGATCAGGTCAAGTATCTACCGGCGGATCATCCATTGAGGGAGAATCGGCGAAACAGTATTGAGGAGATAACAGATATACAGGCTTATACTGAGATTGGAGGAGTACGGGTAACTGGTGAACGTTTGCGTCATGCTCAGTATAAGCATCCTGAAATAAAAGGAATGATAGATATGATTCAGCGTGGTTTGCTTTCACCGGATGCAATAACGGACAAGGGAGAAGTTCGAGTATATCATATCGGTCTTAACCGAATATCATCCCGTGGTAATCCGTTGTATTTCAATATTGCTGTAAGAATGGGAGAAAGTCCTTTTATGCTTACCAGCTACATTGCCCCAATTAAAAAGTGAAGCTCCGGGCAAACTTGCACGAGGTTTGCATCTCCCTTTCGGGCGTGCTTTGCAGCGACATTTGCACCACCGGAGCGATTTCAGTATATCATGATTTGAGAGAAGATTCAAGATGAACAAAATTGTACAAGTCGAAGGTTTACAGGAATTGATACGACAATTGGAACACTCCGGTGACCTGCGCGAAAAAATATACTTTCCCATTCATGATGCAATGGCACAAGCCGGCAGACTGCTGGAAGACCAGATCAAACAAAACCTGACCGAGAATGACAGTGTAGTAACCGGCGATTTGCGCGGCAGCGTGTCTTCCAGCGAGGTGCAGATAACCAAAGAGGCGATATTTATTGAAGTGGGCGCAGGGCGGGGTTTGCCGTATGCGCGGGCAGTGGAATATGGAACCAAACCGCATACACCGCCGCTTTCGATTACCGAGCCGGGCCAGCCATTATATAAGTTTGTCGAGATCAAGCGGTTAACCGGTCTATACTCAATAAAAACGGGACGCAGATTGGGCGGCAATAAAAGGCAGGTAGATGAGAACCGCCAGGCGGCGCGGGCGATCTGGGCGCACATTCGTAAGTTTGGAACAAGGCCGCATCCATATTTCATGCCGGCGATTGAGCAAACGAAAGAACGGATTGTAAAACTCTTCGAGGAAGCAGTAGAAAAAATTGCAGAAAATATTCTCAAAAGCGCTTGACTTTTATGGTGTAAATGTTCTATAATTGCAGTAACAATTTAGCCCGGAAGGGCAGGCTGCAAACTGATTCGCGGAAGAACCCGATAGGGGCGCAGTAACTACTCTCGCAAGACCGGTAGAGCCGGTGAGGGTAAGCAAATAATTGCACTGTGGTTTATCCACATGATTAAATATTGCTTACTCTCACCGGCTTTTTTATTTTGGGGTTTACGTATGCCGTATCCTAACGAACATGCAGCGCGACTGATTGATCCAGACCGATTTGATGCCGATTCATTTCGCCGAGAAAACGACAAATTTGGAGAGGGAATTCACGCCATATTTGGCAAGCTGAAGGGCGAGGACAGCATGACCTTGCAGGCGATCCGGTTTAATGCGGATAAGTTTTCTGCCGAAGAAGTGCGACAGTGGTTGAAAGCGCATGATTATGAGCCGATTTCCTTTGAAGAAGCCGCTAATGAAGCAGAAAAAGGCCTGACCTATTTTATGCCCTTGCAAAAGGTCATCGAGGCGCGTCGTGAAGTGTGGGGAATTGCCGCGGCAGAACAACCCGATTCCAGCGGTGAGATCATGGATTACGCCAGGTCCAAACCGCACTTCTGGGAATGGTCGAAACGCGTCCACAAAGCCAGCAAGGGAAAAAGTCTCGGAAATGTTCGGGACAGCCATACCAGCAAGGCGGTTGGCAAGGTGATCAAATTACTCTTCGATGATGCCGCCAAAGCAATTCGTGTGGGTGTAAAAGTGGTGGATGGTGAAGCCTGGCAAAAAGTAATCGAGGGGGTATTTACCGGTTTTTCGATTGGCGGTGCATATGGCCGACGTTGGCCGGATGAAATGAACAAAGGCTATATCCGCTACGAAGCCATACCCAGCGAAATCAGCCTGGTTGATCTGCCCTGCATTCCGGGGGCAGTCATTGAAATGGTCAAGGCGGACGGCACTCAAACCATACTCAGTAAAAACGAGGTAACCATGAAGGACAAAATTTTGACCACTCTCAAAAATAAATTAGGCGATTTGAGCGAAGAAGAACTCTCTGCTATCGCCGAAGAATTAGCGGCCATCATTGAGGATAACGAGAACGATGAAAGTGAAACTTCAGAGGAAACTCAGAGCGATTCGAAGAACGAATCGGAAAAAGCGGCTGAAGAGCAGCCGAAAGGGGTTACTGCGGATGAAGTCAAAGAAATTGTTCTCGCTATCTTGCAGGAGTTTGGACTGGTGGAAAAAATCAACGGGCAATTATCGCTCAGCGCAAAAGTTGCCGACATGACTAAATCCGAAATCGCAAATTTGCGCAAGTCGCTAAATACAGTTGCAAATGATGTAGCTAAACTGGCTGTGGTCATTGAGGAACTGGAAAAGCGTGGCGGAAGTGGTCCCGTATTGCGCGAGCTGGGGACACTGACGCCGCAAGCAAGCGCGGCATTGCAAAAAGCCGAAACATTAAAAGCCGAACTGGCCAAAACCACCGATCCGCTGATTCGGCAGAGTTTACAAAACGAAATTGCACGTCTTGAAATTCAGGTTGTGCAGCAATCTCAGAGATAAGGAGCAAGGACATGATTGAAAATCTTTCACAATTGACTCGTGAGGCAGTTGCCGAGTTTTACAAAGCGCTTGGCAAACCGATGCCGGCCGATGCGCTGAAGAAAGCCGGCGTTACTCAGGCAACTGGTCTGGTGGCTTACGATCTGCAAGCGCCCGCCAAGAATCTGGTGCCGGTTTTGACGCCGATCCGCAACCGGACGCCGCGTGTTTCCGGTGGTGGCGGCACGTCAACCAACTGGAAAGCGGTGGTGGGTATCAACACGGCCGGCCTGCGTGGCTTTGTGCCGGAAGGTGAACGCAATGGTGTAGTTACTACCGATGTTCAGGACAAGAGCGCACCCTATCGTACCTTAGGACTTGAGGACAGCATCACTTTTGAAGCCGAACGCGCTGCGGTTGGCTTTGAAGATGTGCGCGCCACGCAAGCTCAGCGATTGCTCTGGGCCACCATGATCGAAGAAGAAATTGCTGATTTGGGTGGAAACTATACCGTTCAGCTGGGAACGCCCTCAGCGCCAACCGTTACCACCGAAGCAAGCGGCGGCTCAATCGGTGCCGATACCTACAACGTGATTGTTGTAGCGCTGACGCTGTATGGTTATCTGTCATCCTCGCTGAGTGGTGGGGGGGTTGGTCAGGTCAGTGTCACCCCGGCCAGTGGCGGTTCACCATTCACATACGGCGGCGGATCATCGAATAAATCCAATCCGACCAGCACCGGCGCTTTGACCGACTCGACCAATGTGATTAAAGCCAAAGTGACCCCTGTAACGGGAGCTGTGGCTTACGCCTGGTATGTGGGTACCAGCGGTAATGAAGTGCTGCAAGCTATTACGACCGTCAATAGCGTTGTGCTGACCAGCCTGGTGACTTCCGGCCGGCAGAATGCCAGTGCAATTTCCGGAGATAACTCGCGCAATCTGCTCAGTTACGATGGTATTCTGTATCAGGCCTGGACGAGCGGTTCTGGCGCTTATATCAAGGTAATGCCAGATGGGACTTTAGGGACTGGTACCGGGCTTTCCGCTTCTAATGATGGCGGCATTACCGAAATCAATGAGATGTTCCGCTGGATGTGGGATAACTACCGGTTGTCGCCGACCCGCATCTATGTCAATGCGCAGGAAACAGACAATATCACTAAGAAAGTGCTCACGTCAACTGCGGCGCAGATTCCATACGTGACCGGTATGGAATTCACTGCCGGTATGCGTGTGAAGAGCCTGCTTAACCGCTTTGCGATGGGTGTGGCGCCAGAAGTTCCGCTGGAGATTCATCCCAATCTGCCACCCGGCACGCTGGTCGCGGTTACTGAGCAATTGCCTTACCCGATCAACGGCGTGCCCAATGTGATGGAAATGCGCTTGCGCCAGGACTACTATCAAATTGAATGGCCACAACGCACGCGGAAATACGAGAGTGGTGTGTATTTTGACGGTGTCTTTGCTCACTATTTTCCGCCTTCCATTGGGATCATTACCAATATCGGCAATGAGTAAAATCAATGAGGGGAGAGGTTTGAAAAGGCTTCTCCCCCAGGTTTGGTCTTTATGAAATATCGGATATTTGGAAACTTACACAGTATCAGTCAGGGTGATTTTATTGCCTATGCCGAAGATGGCTGGATTGAATTACCGGAAGAGATAGCGGAAAACATGATTGGCTCCGGCATAATTGCCCCCCCTGATACTGAGTATGGGAGCTGGGAGCAGGCAAATGGCAGACTACACGACAATAACAGCGGTCAAACGCGCTCTAGGAAGCAACGAAAACACCGATGACGTTCTTCTGGCAGAGTTAATCACTCAAGCCAGTCGCACTATAGACTGTTATTGTGCTGGCAGTGTGGGCTGTGACAATTATTTTGTTTACGAAACGCTATCGAATATGCTGTTGAGTGGCAATATTGGCAACGGATCACTATATTGCCGTCCGCTTAAACCTGTAATCAAAAGTATCAGCGCACTGGCATATCGTATATCTGTCCGGGACAACTGGAAAGAATTAGACCCGGCATATGTGATTATCAAAGGCTATACAGTGCGTTGGGAAGGCGTAGATGGCCGTGGGGATGTGCAGGTAAAAATCTCATTTACCGGTGGATTCAATCCCTTGCCTGACGATTTGGTGAATGCCGCCACATTGCTGAGTGTTCGTTTTTATAAAGAGGTCAAATCGGGCTTGACAGACAGCATTGGCGTAGCAGAACTGGGTACGTTGCAATACACCAAAGCGTTGCCAGAGCGTGTTCAGATTATGCTGAGACCGTATAAACGGGTTGTGTTATGAGCGATATTCGACAGCGATTAGCGGATATTCAGAAAACCATCACTGGCGTCAAACGGGTTTATGTGTGGGCACCACAATCACTGGCCGATTCGGATTTGCCAGTCTTTTGCACATTTGCCGGGACAGCAACGGTGAATACTTTGAGTGAAACTCTGGCTGAAGAGACTCGCACCTGGCTAATGCGCGTGTATGTCAAACCAATCCTACAAGGCATTGATGGTGAGGCGGAAAAATTGGTTGAGCCGTTTCTGGCGAATGTGCGCAATGTGTTTTTGTCACATCCTTTGCTTGGAAAGGGAGCAAAAGATTCTGTGTTGCCCTGGATCGAGAAAGCCACTTGGCTTGGCGATAACGGTATTCAGGTTTTGAGTTACGCAGGACAGAACTACTTAGGTGTTGAATTCAGATTAGCAATCACTACGATTGTGCCAATTTCAATTGCGTTGTATGAATGAGGTGAAACATGGAGATCATCAGTGAATCAATGGTCAATGGAATTCCTCTTGTACTGGTCGTACTTGGCCTGGTGGAGTGGTCGAAACGATTGGGTGTTGAAGGAAAGCACCTCCAGATACTGAGTATGCTGATTGGTGTTGTGTTGGGCGTATTGTATCAGTACAGTGTCTTTCCGCTGGTGACATTTAGCGAGTGGTTCAGTGCTGTTATCTATGGTCTGGCGTTAGGGCTTGTTGCCAGCGGAATCTATGATGCCGCGCGGAGCGCGGTAACGCGCGGATAAGATGCCATGAATGCAGTCGAGGAGCGCGTATCGAACATGAGTTTGCAGCGGCAGATGTCCGCGCTGTCATCGCGGCTGGATCAGGTTGCCAATGATCTTACGGAGATAAAGTGTATGTTGAAAGACATCGAAGCGCGGGTACGCAGGCTGGAAACGCACGAAGCAGGCGCACATCCGCTCATGGACAGTAAGATTGACGCGGCCTGGCGGAAAATCGAAGAACACGATAAGCGATTGGACAATCTTGCGCAAATGGCGACTCGACTCGACCAGTCTAACCGCACGATGACCTGGCTGGGTGGGATTCTCGGATCTACCGTGTTGATCTGGTTGATTACACAAATACTGGGCATGATTAAATGACGATCTGGCTTGCGGCTGGTTTTTTGCTTGTCTTCGTGCTGGTGATTGTTTTCGGCGCTCGCCGGTCACGGTGTGTATTTTATCGGCATGGATCAACAGAAAGGAGGAGTAGCGCGTGATCAGCGGTAAAGGCATGTACCTGTGGAACATTAGCCGCAGCGAAGGCGGCGAAGCGGAGGCAATTGCCCGCGTTGCGGTCGAAGCCGGGTTGAGTCACGTACTGGTAAAGATCGCGGATGGCACGCAAACCTTCCCATATCCGACTGCTACGAGCGCCCCAGAGCAGGCGCAAGCCGTGATTGATGCCCTGCGACGGTCCGGCATCCAGGCATGGGGCTGGCAATACGTGTATGGCAACCAGCCGGAGCGGGAGGCAGACATTGCCATCCAGCGATGCACAGAATTAGGGGTTGACGGGTTCATAGTCAACGCCGAGGTGGAGTACAAGCACCGCCCATCACAGGCAGAGCGGTACATGCGGCGGCTGCGGGGCGGGCTGGGTGAAATGCTGATCGGGTTATCGAGCTACCGTTTTCCCAATCTGCATCGAGAGTTTCCGTTCAATGCCTTTTTGGAAGGCTGCGATGTGAACATGCCCCAGGTTTACTGGATGCGGGCAACGAATGCCGGCGAGCAGTTGATGACGTGCATTGCCCAATTCCGACAATCATGGCTGATACAGAAGCCAATTTTGCCTACCGGATCGGCATTCCAGGAACATGGCTGGCGTCCGAGACCAACGCAAATTTTTGAATTTCTCGACACGGCGCGGAAAACCTGCGGTGGGGCAAATTTTTGGGTATGGGAGAACGCGCGGCGTCATGCCGAGCTTTGGGCTGCTATCCGGGATTATCCGTGGGGTGACACTGCCGTTGAAGCGCCAGTTGCAGCAGCCATACGACTGCGGGTCATCCCGCCAACGCTGAACGTACGATCGGGACCGGCGATGTCCCGCGCACTCTCTGGCAGCCTGAGCGGGGGAACGTTCGTCACTGTTGAGGCGGTTCACGTTGAGAATGCCCGGCGGGTATGGATCCGACACAGTGCCGGCTGGTCGGCCATGGTTTACGATGGCAGCGTGCTCATGCAGGAGGCGTGATGGCAAAAACAATGTCATCCTCTGAGAAAATAGAATTGTGTCCGCTTTGCAACAAGCAATTGCGCCCGTCTAGGGACGGAAATAGCGTTAAGTATTTTTGCAATTGTAGTGGATATGACCGTCCTGTAATTGAAATCTTGAAAGAAGGAGAAAAACAAAATGGCAGCACCGACTGAAAAAACGTTGAATTATGGCTTACGGTATGCTTGTGTGTTTGAATTGGACGCCAATGGCTATCCGAAAGCATCCGGAATAACGGCATACGAAGGCGCGCAGTTCAAAGGAGCGACAGCATTTGATCTAACCTTACCAGACGCGCGTAAACTAACCGGCTTGGGCGAAGACGGCATTACCCAGGTCGTGTATTTGCCTCCCCAAGAGGGCGCCGATGCGCGTCTTAATGTTGAGGCAGCCGATCCTGTTTTGGCGGCATTGCTGGATGGCACGCGCGTGCTGAGCGTAGGAGAAGCATCCATTGTCGGCATAGCGACTGACAAACAGGGATTTGAGCCGCGCGTCGCGTTGCTCTTGTACCAGGCAGCAAAGGGATTGGAAACCGGCAAAACATATTGGCACAGTTTCATCATTTCCTCCGCGCAGATTGTGCGCAAATCACCAGGCATGGGCGCAGACAAAGCGGTTACTCAGTATCAGGTGGCGCCAGGCAGGACGCAAAAACATCTGTGGGGAGCGCAGTTTAGCAATGCCAACGAAGGCTTTTTAGAGGCGCAGATCTTGGAATCCTGGAGCAATTACCCACTGCGGATCGCCTCGTATCTAGGTGATGGCAGCACCACGGTTTTCAATTTTCCAATTAATTTCCCGGCTGTGTCTACGGATGGGATCAAGGTTTGGAAAAACGGCACGGAAGTTACCACCGGTTTGACCAAGACGGTTACCGGGATTACATTCACAACCGCGCCGGCCAATAATGATGTCATTGTCGTTTTGCGTGAGGTTGCTGGATGAGAAATCTGGAATTGAGCGCTGAAGGTATAACGGTGCGGTTGACTATCCGCCATGCCACTGTAAGTGATGCGATGCGGCGCGGAATGCTGGCTACCAAAGTAGCTGAAACAGATTATCCCAGTGATGTCGAGCAGGCTGTCGCAGTAATGATCTATCCGCGCTGCATCGCATGCACACAAGGCGAAATTGAGCGGAATGGCGAAACAAAATCTATTGAAACCTTAACTCCTTCAGAATTCTGCGAATTGCCTTACGAGATTGGCGAAACGTGGTTGGAAGCCGTCCTTGAGGAAAATCCCGGCTGGTCTCTGCAACCGCTGGAAGAGCGCGACAGCGAAAAAAAAGATTAGATGTTGTCAGACAATTAGAACGATTTTACTGTTCAAAGGCTGCTGGGGATTTTCCGGACGAATCGTTTGGTTTGGGGGAAATCCCCACTTCTATTCTGGGTCAGGCATTGGATATTCTACTGGTGCTAGAGGCAGTCGAATGGAAATGGGACATCAACACCATACTCAGTCAGCCGGATGATCTGCTGCGAGCGGTATTGCGACTGAAATCGGTTGGTGAGAAGTTGCGAAGGGAGCAATTAGATGCGGAGTAAGCGAAATAACCAAAACGTAAAGACAATTCCAGCAAGAGGCAGTCCGCAAATTGCAATCAATAATCCCGGGTCTGGCATAAAAACCGCAAGACCAGTCAAGACAAGAGCCGTAATACACATGGAAATAAACCAGATTGTCCCAATATTTGAAGAACGCGGTAGCGATTCCCGTGTATTTTCATCGGGATCATTCTTGAACCAACTGCTGTACATATCTTTATTGTAGGTGAATCATGGATGAAAAGCAATTAAAACTTTTGTTAGTCTTTGGTTCGGACGCATCCAAAGCGCAAGAGGATTTCAAAAAATTGCAGTCTCGTGCTGAGGAACTTCAGAAGCGTATCCAGACTCTGCGCGAGACCATGAAGTTACATCAGGCGGTTGGTAAAGACGTAACTGCTCTTGAAAAAGAATTACAAGCAATTACCCACGAATTAGTAGATTTGGATCAAAAAGCGCAGCGCGCTCAAACCGCCTTGCGCGGGATGGCCAACAGTTCACGAGATATTCGTGATAATTTATTCAATTTGCGTGACATCGGCGAGAAAATTGATCAAATCGGTGGAACATTTGAACGGTTTGGTCGAGGCATATTATCACCAATAACCGGTTCAATTCAATCTTATTTGCAATCCGCATCACCCTTTGACACGGTTGCCTTTGCCTGGAAGCAAGCGCAAATGGATATTCAACAATCTTTTACGCGGATCGGGGCGGTGGCGACAAATGAGTTATTGCCGGCATTGCGTATGGCTGCCGATCTGGTTGCCAAAATCGCCGATCTGGTTGAACGCAATCCCGACTTAATCAAAGTTGGTCTGATGTTTGGCGGCAGCCTGGTCGCGATTGGTGGTCTGGCACAACTGGCCGGACAGATTACGATGTTGGTTGGGGTTACAAAGGCACTCAATATTCCGGCCTTGCTTGGCAGTATGGGTAGTGCTGGCGGTGCGCTGCTCAATCCATACGTTGGCGCGACTGCTTTGATTGGCATGGGTGCAGCAGCCGGCTACAGCGCATTATCTCGTACCGATTTAGGCGCGCAGCGCAATCTACAAGCGGCGCCGGGTCAGTTGGCCACGGTTGCGGCTTATTACTCCGGCCGT